ACCAATAATCTATAATTCATACTATCCTATAAACATTCATCCAACCATTCTTGCGGTATAACCTTTTTCGCAAATTTCCATCCAAACTTATTACATATATCTGCATATGTTGTCTTAGATTTTTTATTAATCTTTGCATTTGGATTTGAGAAAACAAAACGTATATCAAGTTTTGGATATTGCTTTTTAATAAGCTCGTGTTTTTTTCTATCTTCCAATACCCATCTTCCTTTTGATTCTATATACATCTTTTCGCCGTCTTTTTTATTCAGTATAAAATCAGGTGTATATGTTCTTGATTTCTCAGGTTGAATATAAGAAATTTTTTCGGATTCGTAACTATATTTTTTTTCACATTCAATCAATTGTTTTTTTAATTGATCTTCTAATCCGCTTCTGTAACCTTTTATAATTCCTATTTCCATTATTACTCTACATCAAATTTAACAATTACATTTAAATCTTTATCTTGATATTTTGGAAGCGGGGTATTTAACTTTGCAACAGCAACGAGTTCGTAATTTCTATTATAGAGTCCGATTGAAGTAAAATATACATTGAAACTACTTGATGAAACAAAAGATTTAAATTCTGTACTATTTGCAGAATTGTTTTTCTTTAACGTTGGGTTTGAGGAATAGTTAAACTCGTGACCGCGAACCGGTATTACGATTTCATGCTGGTATATCTTTTTTGTGGATTTAAACTCACCATCAAACCCATAGTATGATCCGCTTGCATCGGTATATTGCATACTACCAGAAATACCACAGAAAATATTTTTATATGCTGGGAATATGTTCGATATTACAACTGTTCCTGTATTATAGAACACATTACCTATTTTATTTGTTTGTAATGCCTGGAGATTTATAAAGTCCGTATTGGCTAGTGTTTGTATTTGTTGATTTGTCAAAGCAGTGTTGTAGATTCGTATTTCATCCAGCTTTCCTATAAATCCACTTCCAGTATGTAATAAACCACCGATAAACACAGGGGAAATATTATACACACTTCCATTTACAGTCGCACTTCCAGTTGAATTAAGTTGTCCATTTATGTAAACCTGGAATGTAGATCCTGTTTTCTGACAAACCACGTGGTAATACGATTCAGATAAAATCATTGATGATGTTATAAACGCTTCATCTGTTCCGCCATATCTAGAAAAATATAGTTTACCAGCGTCTGAACCTGTATTTATATAACGTATTGAAAATGGATATACACCAGATAATGATTTTAATAATCTATAATCAATTGATTTATTATATTTATTTTTTATAAAATTGTTTGCATAATCCTGTTTTGCTATTAAAAATGAATACCCACTACCAGTATTTTGCGCAGGTACACTTGCACTTATAAAAAATGATATACTAAAATCATCTTCCGCATTAAAATTAAAATAGTCTTTATGTTGTACATATATTGGATTTGAATCGCATAATAGTGCAGTACCAACGGATTCGGATTTTAATCCAGTTGTTACAAACCCAGTTGTATAAACAGACCCAGATATTGACAGTGCATGATTTCTGTTTATAGAACTATCTTCTATTTCACTATATGATTTTTTATTTTCAATTCTTTCTTTGAATTTTTCATTAAAACTCAAATAAGTCAATAAATTATTTGAAGGTATAAATGAACCAGTGTTTATTGTATTTATAAATAAGTTTGATCGACCATCGTCTTTAATTATTAACGATCCAGTATAACTTCCAGATAAACTATAGTCAGTTATAGTAATTGATTTTCTTTTTATGGAATTTCCATATATATCCTGTCTTATATTTAAAACAGAACATGATTCATATAATAACCGAGTAGTTGCTCTATTGATAAAGTATGCGGCGTTATAGTCCTGTTCACCAAATTTACTTTTGTAATAGTTGTGATTTATATATTGATACAATATATGCGGATCTACACTTTGTGTTTCATGTGGTGCTGTGTACAATACCGAGCTTAATGGTAATTTTCCAAGTGGATACTGTGTTGTATCTAATGCTCTTCCTTTTAGAACATTGAATAAATATGGCCTGTTTCTGTTTGTTTTTAATTCATTAGAAGATCCAAGGTATAAACAATTACAAACGCCAGATAAAGTTTTTGTTAATATAATTGAATATACCGATTTGTTCTGTATTTGACTTTGTCCGTAGACCCAATTTACTAAAACAGCCTCGCCATTATTTATTATATTACAATCATATCCAATTGAATAAAAATCATTACAATTTAATGGGGCAGTTTCTTTTACAACTGTTATATCATTTAAGAATTTATACTGATCTAAATATTGATTTGTAGAGAATGTTACTTTTTTAAATACATTAAAGGGGGTAATTAAATAATTACCACGTTTTAATTTTTTAAAAATTTGCAATCTGTATTTATTATTTCTGCTACTCATTTTATCTCTAAATTAATGTCAAAAACATACTGTTCTGTAAATGTTTTTTTAAATGGACGAGAGAATTTCGCCACTGCTAAAAGTTCATATTTGCTGTTATACAATCCCAGAGTTGTAAAATACGTAGTTGGGTTACTAACAAAATCTGCGGTTTTAATTCTTCCAAAATCATTATAAAAAGTTGGATTTGTCGAATAATTAAATGACGTAGCGGATATTGATATTGGTATATTTAATACGGTATTTATTCTTTTAAGATTTACAAGTGCCCAATATGAATACAAGTCAGCATTCATATTACTGATAGAACTGGATATTGAAAAATATAATTTTTCTGTATTTCTTTCATTTGTATCAGGGGAATCTTGTATCTGTAAATTTACATATGTATTCAATTTATCAGCATCTAATATAACGATAGATTGATCCGTATATATTTTTCCAAATATTACCGGACTCCCGTTTTGATAAAATACTCCGTTTTCAAGAGAACCAGATACAAGCGTAACCACTGGATGCTCTGTGTAATCATACGATGATTGACTTGCAAAATAATCGTAATTTATTATTGTAGAATAATGTGAACTTGTATATGGATTTGCTAACTTTAAACTAAAAAACTCAGAGTATAATGAATCCTGGGTTTCATTTATATCGTTAAATTTAATTGCAAACATGTGATTATATGTGAATGAAGCTGAATCTTCTAGTATATGCTGATATTTTTTATATATAGCCTTTGTTTCAGTTTTTTGTGTTATATAATCATAGCTTGTTCCATATCCATTTTTGTGGCCATATTCTATTGTAAATTGTTTTGTTTCAATACTACATGAATCATATGAATAAACATTTAAGGAATAATCTTTATAATTTGGTTCTATCTGGGACCCAGTATGAATTGAGGTTAATATAATTTCACCATTATTCCAAGCAGGTGTTATTTTTATTTTATTTTGTATATCAACTGATTCATCTGGTATTGCTGTAAAAACAAAAGATCCAGAGTTTGGAGTCAAAATATCAAATAACCATTTAGTACCATAGCTATCTAAAAAATTTTTATTTAAATATTCGTTTGATGACATGTTAGTAGCGTATATTTACTTTTAGTTTTAAAGTATCTTTAAATGATTTTTTAATAGGCTTACTTAATTTACCTATTGCGAGTAGTTCATAATCATCATTATACAAACCAATTGCTGTTATATATGTAATAGGATCATAAAACCATTGTCTGAATCGGAGTGTTCCATCTGTTAGTCTTCCATTAGCAAAATTAGTTCTGTTTGCTTCTCTAAAAAACGGGGAGCGTTCTCTATTAGCATAATAAGATGGGTTTGTAGAATAATTGAATTCATTTCCATTCAACAATACTTGAATTGTTTCTACTATTGATGCGTCTACTTTTCTTGCATTAAATGGGAATATCGCATCACGCACTGACGTTGGGTTCGCGGATCCACTTATACTTGTAAATAAGCGAAGTGGATTCATACCATCGTAATTTGACTGGGAAACAATACCAAGATTTAATTCAGTATTAAGTTTTTCTGCATCTAGTACAATCAAGCCATACCCCGGGTATACTTTCCCGTATATTATTGGATTTGCATTTGAATGTATTCCGTTAACTAAACTCCCAGATACCAAGTCGTATGCAAGCTGTCCAACAAACCCAGATTTAAACCTATTGGAGTCTTGTCTGTCTCCTTCTAATATAATATCATATTCTCTACTTGAGTCTATTAACTGTATTACCTTATCAGAATTATTATCAACTTGAATTGATGAGCCAGATAATTTTGCAAGACAGAGTTCAAAATTACCTTCATCAATTGAATTTTTCAATAATTTTGGATTTATTTGAATAGCAAATATTTTTTCTGCTGTTTTTACAGGTTTTAGTTGAACTGGACCAGCTGTTGCATTTAGCCCAGGTTTTAAATAAAAATCAGAAGAGCCTGATATTTGTATTGAATCCAAATTATCCACAAAATCAACATATCCATAGCCAGATGGATCATATGCTAAAGTAAAATTAGAATTTACAAATGATGATATAGAAGACCCAGATAATGTTGCTAGCTGATTTAGTAGATATGAACTTTGGCTAACAGAATTATCAGTAAAGAATAGTTTTTTGGTTAAAGTATTACCAACCATTGAAGATATCATCGAATATACGGATTTTGAATATCCATACTGTTTTCTATCTTCTGATAATTTTACTGTCCCGTGTCCGTTGGAATCGCCATAATATATACTAAACATTTTATTTATATCACAGCTACCAGACAATACATCTAATTTATATGATTTTTCTGTGTTTGTTTGTACAGAACTTGTATAAAAATTATATAATTTTCCATTGCCATTCCATACACCGAGTGTGTTATTATACAAAATTGTAGATCTTACATTAAATCCTTCAATTTTTTTATATATAAAAATATCACCTGGTATTTCGCTTAATGTTGTTCTATATACTTCAACTTCTAAACCAGATCCAGATCGTATTGCCCCCGTTCTTCTGTTTCTTTGTTGTACTGCTTGAAATACTACAAGGTCGGTTCTGATTGCACCTCGTTCTTCAACTTCTTCTTCTGTTACTCTTACTGGTCCAATTACAACATTTTCATATTCATCTACAATTAAAGACTGTGAAATAAATTGAAATTGTTTTGGAGAAAATGGCAAAAATGAACCAACTGAGCCAGATCTAAATCCAACTTCTTGAAATAAGCTCTTATATCCATTTCTATAATCATCAAAATCTATAAATGACGAATTTAATAAAGAAAGTTCGATATTAACCGGAACACTTCCTGTTTCTTCTGGTGTTACTTGTACATCATAGCATGGGCTATTTGGGTTTAATTTATTTGTTCCCGGATAAACCTTTGAATCGAAGTCTAACTTTTCACACTTATCATCGTAATTATATGCATATATAGAAGGTTTGTTTTGATTAATCAAATAAAATTTATTGTTTTCAACTCGAACTGATGCTAAAAATTTAGTATTTGCGTATTTGTAAGGTTTTCCGGACTCTAGTATTTGTTGTTTTCTAGCGGGTGTTGTATTAGGATCGCGCAATTCTTGCCAAGCAGTCATTTGAGAAATTGGTCCTCCTGCTGCCCGTTCTTCTACAAATCCAAGAAGACTATCTTCTATAAGTGCCCCATATTCATATGGATCATTTAAATTATATTTTCGTATATCTTCTTTTCGTGATGTAGTTTCGGAACCGTCACGCAAAGTAATAATATCTATAATTGATACTACTACATAAACCTCACCTTCTAAAATTAAATTTCCAGATGAAGTTCCTACATCATTTGCTGTTAAAATTGTTCCTAGCATTTAAAAATCCATAATATTAATAATCTAATCTAACATTAATAATTAGTGTATTATCAAAACTTTTACGTTGCGGTTTTGATAATTTAGCAACAGCCAATAAATTATATAGTGAATCATATAACCCGATGGATGTAATAAATGTCTCTGGTCTTACATAAAAATCACTACTTCCACTATAAAATTTCTTTACGTTCATACTACCATCTTTTTCATCATAAAAAGAAGGATTTGAAGAATAATTAAATTCATTTAAGTTTAAAATACAACGATAAAATGTTGAATTAATTTCCTGTTTTATATTCAGTTTTGGTGTCGATATTTGATTACCAACATTATTCAGTATTGTATTTTGAATCGCCGGGAAATATGGATTTCCTACATCTAAATTTCCATCAGTAATTATTGTAAATAATCCTAATGCAGATTGAATTGATTTAAACAATCGTAAACTGTTGTTTGAATTTACATTACTCCCTGTCTGTAAATTTAGATTTAATAATCCATTTAATTTTTGAGCATCTAAAATAACAAGACCCTGATCATAATATATTTTACCGTAAATAACAGGTGAGTTATTTTTTAAATACATTCCATTTTCAAGTGTTCCAGATACAATAAAATTAGATTTTAATGTATTTAACGAATTTTCAGATGGTCTTGCTAATTCTATAAATGAATATATTTCGCGCTCATAAAACCCATCTCTAATTAAATCAGGATCCGTTTCCCCATTTGTTCCCAAATATTGTATATTTAGTTGCCTATTAAATTCATTTATAGATGAACTACCATTCATTTTACATAATATAAGTTCAAACGATTTTTTTGCAATTCCATCATACAAATGGTTACTGGAGAAATTTAGTGCAAATACATTATCCACACTGCCGGAAATTTTTATTTTAGATGGTATTGGTTCTTCAGTAGCGGTTGATATTTGTTTTATTTCATTATAGACTGCTTTTGTTGGATACGATAAATCATATCCCTTTGATGCATTATCATATGTAATTAGATTTCCGTCCGATGATCCACTTCCGTTTGAATTACCATATAAAATATCAAGAAGCCGGTATTCATCAAAATTTTCTGCTTGATTTATTAATGAAAGTGGATCATATTGATCTACATTAAAATATACATTTGTTATATAATCAAATGAATTTTTTTGTATACTCGATGTATACAAATTATTTATTACATTTTTACCGTATAAGTCATAAATGTATTCGTCATAGATAGATTTTGTCAGTATAAAATTATTCTGTGTTATTATATTTTCATCTGAAAAGCTTTTAAAGACTTTTAAACTAGAGGATAAACTAGATGTTACATATGACTGGTATTGAGTAGTAAAAAATACATCCCAGTTAGAATTAATACTTGCTGATAATTCTTCCTGTAATTTAATTTTTTGGTCTGTGTTAAACCAATCTTTATATGTTAAATTATTCATTGTTTAAGCTCTATCTTTATAATATGAGATGAATCATAATCATTTTTTAATGGCTTTGATAATTTAGCTATTGCCAAACAGTCGCCTGTATCATTATACAATCCAATTGAGGTTATATACGATACTGGATTATTTATAAACTGTTGTTTTATTTTCCAATTATCCAAATACGATGGGTTTGTTGTTCGATTAAATTCGCCCGGGCCAACTTTTATATAATATTCATCTGATAGTTGGGTTTCGAGCCCAATTGCTTTCAAATTTTTTTGCAATGACCCACTATATAACAATATAGATAACTTTTCTAAATTCGGATAATATGACGCTGTATAATCTGTTACTTCTATTGTATCCACATATACAGTGCCAAACGATTCACTTATGTAAACGTATTCAGAAAATAATTTTGACTGTGTAACAAAGGAAGTTGTTACAAACGTGTTTGCACCAAAAAAAGAATTTAATCTTGCAACATCTATAATTGCAATTGCATTTTTTCTATCAAGTAATCCATAAATATCTAAATTTCCACTCACATAATGTATAGTTGTTGAATTACTTGCTGAAACTAAATAAACAACATTTGGTTCATTATAACTTATATTATAGTTAGAGACATCAGACAAATCCAATCGTTTTGAACCTGATGCCAGTGTTATTTCAAATGATCCCTTTAATATTTCTTCGTGATAATATTTTCTTGGAATTTTTACATATACAAATTCATCTGTAAAAAATTCATTTTTTATTTGAATTCTATCATTTCTTACAAAATTTTGATCACTCAATATATTTTTTATTGATGAATATGTTAATTTTGATGGACTTATTTGTTTTGATTCGGTAGGTATGTCAGCAGTTGCTGTACTTTGTGTTGTATTAAACGGGGTTCCGTATCCAAACCTATTTCCATATCCATAATAATATAAAACATTATTGTGAAAGGTATCATATCGCAAACTTTTATCAGATAATACATACCCAATTGATGCACTGTTGAAATATATTTTTTGGTTTCCTCTATTTTTATTATCTCGTTGTAGAGAGGCAAAATCATACGGAGAACTAGTTACAAAGTATTTAAATTGATCAAGTGTTGAGACTATTGCAGATGATTCAATTGATCCACTTGTTGTCCACATGTAAAACGGTGTTAATTTTTTTTGATTTAATTTTAAATCTTTATTTGTTATAGGTTTAAAAACAGAACCATTTAATGATAAAAGATAATCATCATAAGAATTATTTTCGTTTCTATCAATATTTTTATATAAATCTTCTATCATATATTTAAATTAATTTTAAACATGTATGGCGTAAACTGATCTTTCTTCAATGGCTTTGATAATTTTCCAACTGCTAATAATTGATATTCATCATCGTATAATCCAATTGATGTTATATATGTAATTGGATTATTTAGAAATGTTTTTTTAACAGAATATGATTTATAATTTAGATGTGGTAATCTATTATTTTTTTTATATTCGTTTATATTTCCTAAAAATTCACAATTACATTGTCCAGTTTCATTTTTTAAAAAATGAGCAGCAAAAATTGTTTGTGGATTTTTTTTATTTGGATAATACCAATATACATATTTTTGTTGTAAATTGGAAATTTCGTTACAACCAAATCCGAGATTAGTAAAATCTTTACAAGACGTTGGTATTTGTGATGAAGTTAATTCACTTGGAGGCAATAATTCATTTTCCTGCCATGCTGTTGAGTTAGAATAATTAAATTCATTTGCATTAACAACAATAAAAATCGGATTTTGAACTGTATTTTCTTTGACTTTGCATTTAAAATAACTTGGAGAAAACACGCTATCTGGATTTATAAACAAGTTCCCTGGGCTATTATTTATATTTTTATAGGAACACGCTTGAATAGAGTTAAAAAGTTTTGCTGTATTTAAGTGATTTTCTGTATACAGCCCTGGGTCTATAACCCCAAATACAGATGGGTATTCTCTCCTATTTAAATCTAAATTCAGTTTAGAATTTAATTTATCAGAATTTAATAGAATTAATCCCAAGTCGTAATAAACAGTCCCGTATATATCAGATATATTGTTTACATCTAGTGTACCGCTTATTATATGAGCATATTCACCCAAAGCAGTAGATGTATTTACAGAGGATGTATTATCAGTCAATGTTATTATATCATATGTGTACACGTTTGATGATGTAAATGACAAATATGATGAACTAACCATAAAAGGTATTTGCAACGTTCCAGGAATTATTCCAGTTTTAAGCTTCTCTTTGTCTAAATGAATTGCAAAAAATCTCTCAACTGATCCAGTGCCAACTGTCATCAAACTAGATGTTTGATTTAAAATAGATTTATACTTGTAGTAAATACCTTTAGATGGTAATGTATTTGCAGTATAAGGTAAATAACTTGCAGATATGGCACCGCTACCAGATATATCTCCCCATGCTATGCTAAATACACGTTCATTTGGCAACAGCGCAAGAGTTGCGTAATCAGTAGAAGAGTGAGTTGATTCAAATATTAAATTTGAAGTATCTGAATAAATTGAGTGAGTTAAATACAAATGCTCATTTGATTGCGATTCCATTGGAATTTTTAAACTAGTATATACATCAAGATAATAAACAACTGAATCTAAACTTTGAGTTAAAAACTGCTCAGTTGATATACTTGGAAAAACTATTTTATTAAATGAAGAAGATAAAGAAAGCCCAGATCTATAAAAAGGTATTTGGCCATTTATTCCATATACACGATCATTTGATGTTAATTTATAATTAAGCCAAAATCTTGTTGTTGGTGAAACTAACTCATCTTCGTCTCCCCATGCTGAATGTGTTGTTTGTATTTGTTTATTGAGCACACTTATAGTATCTACCGGTTTAAATGCATAATTTTGATTTAAATTCCAGTTTATTTTTTGTGTTGCCATTTTAAAACTCTAACTTAATTTTTACCAAATATTCTTTTCCAAATTCTTTTTTTAATGGTTTTGATATTTTTGCTACTGCTAACAAATCATTAAAATCATTATACAAACCAATTGACGTTATGTATGTAACTGGATTCATTGCAAATGAGCGGTATTTTAATAGCCCAGAGCTACCAGTAACATATGTTGGGTTCGTACTATAATTATAGTCAAATGTTCGTATGTGAACAAAATAATAATTGGTATTTGTTATTTTATTTTTTCTTACTATAAATGAATTATTTGGAGGTGATGCAAGAGATGATATTGAACTAGATCCATTATTTAAAACAACCGTTCCTTCTATTGATTTAAATAATTTAAACGAATTGAATCCATTTATGTTTGATCCACTTACTGTATTAAATCCTAATTGTGAATCTAATTTGTTCGCATCTAAAATAACCAAGCCCAAATCAGAATATAATATTCCATAATAATCATATACACCGCTACTAGCTGTAGATGGGCCGGTAGCCAATGATCCAGATATTAAATTGTAAATAGAACCAACATTTGATAAAATACTTTCACTTGGATTTAATTCAGGTATTATTGTAATTAAATTATAACTACCTGTTTTATATGATACATTACTTCCAGTATGCTGTGAATTACTAAATGTATTTCCATTTAGTTCTCTTAGAGCAAACTGAAAATAATTTGGATTTATACCATCGTCCATTGAGTCAACGGAAAATGACAGTCCATATATATGATCAGAATTTATGCCATTTCCAAATGTAAATGTATCGTCCTCTGGTTCCAAGCATTTATTTGCGTATTGTTTATACACTGTTTTTGACGGGAAGTATTCGTTTGTTTTAGCTGATCCGCTTCCGAACTTGTGCCCATAAAACAGAGAAAACTGCTTTTTCTTATTATTAGATCCACTAATAAAATAGCTATTTATTGAGTAATCAGAGCTTGAAGTTTCTGTTTCTAAATAAAATAACTTAAATGTTTCATTTTGTAATGATGATGTTTGTATATTAATTAAATCAAAGGTATTGGTATGCCAAAAATTATTAATTAATATTTTTTTTTGATTTAGTAAAAGTTCGTCATTTTCAAATAAAGTGTATATTTTACCATACGTTTCCAACTGTCCCAATGACTTTTTATTGCTAGCAATTTGATCTGCTAACGTTTGAAGAGTATTGTTCGCTAATTCAGCTAATTGTATATTATCGGCCATTTTAATATTCTAACTTTAAAGTAATTAAATACTCATCAAAAAATGTTTTCTTTAACGGTTTAGATAGTTTCGCAACAGCAAGTAATTCAAAGTTAGAATTATACATACCAACCGATGTCACATAAGACACTGGGTTATATTTAAAATCCGGGTGTACTACTGTTGCTAAACTTCCCGTATAATATGTTGGATTAGTTGAATAATTAAATTGATAATTTCTTAATCTAACATAATAATATGATGTTGTTTTAATATCAACATTTCTAGCATAAAATGAATGCGTTGTTGTTCTGACATTTGTTGGAGAGGCAGCACCAGAAATAGCTGCTAGTAACTTTACAGTATTATTTCCAACTGCGTTTGATGCCGTTGTTACATTAAATGATAATTTTTTATTAAGCATATCACCATTCAATACGATAACACCATAATCCGCATAAAACAAACCATATGCCTCAGTTTCATTTGATGCCTTCCCGTCTTCAATAGTTCCTGATACGACATTAAATACACGAGTAGAGGTTGTTAATGATGGAGATACATCTGCAAAATCACCTGAGTCATCAATTAAGGTGATTACATTCGCAGAACCAGAATCTACTTTTATTATATTACTACTTGTATATGAATTTTGTGGGTAGTAATTACCATCTAGTTTTGCAAGTGCCAATTCAAAATTACCAGGATCAACTTTATCTCCTATTAACTTTGAATTAAAGTTTATCACGTATATGCTATCTGAATTAACAAAAGTTGATCCACTTTTGAATGAAAACGCATAATCATTTGGAGTTAATAATAGTTGCCTATATTGATTATATATTGCTCTTGTGGGTGTGTCATTTGGTTGCCCATCACCCTGCAACGCGCCATATCCATTGCGGTTTCCATATGCTATATAAAATTCCGTTGAAACACCATCACATGATTCTGTTACAGAATTTACAGCTAAATAATATTGTTTTTGAGAATCTGTTAAGTCTGATGCTGTATAAAAACTATTTAAACTAGAACTATTATTTGACCATAGTCCTTTTGTTTCTACCAATACCTGATTTGTTATTACATCAGTAGATGAAAATGGCTGGAATACTGATATCGGAACAGTGGCAGAACCACCGCCATTTGTTTCAACAGCGGTGGTTGCATCTAATAAGCGTGGATCAATCATACCACCTGCCTGTGCAGTGGTTGATACTTGCTGAGATGTGTTCAATTGATTATCAGCAGATGCTACACTTGCATTTCCTGATATTAATGCATTTTGTCCTGCAAATGTATTTGGATTTAAAGCCATTTTTATTATCCTTTTAATTAACTGTTATTATTAGCTTGTGCAGTTGTAGTTACTATACCAGAAGCAGCTACAACTATAGGTATAACAATTCTTCCACCTGTTTCATTTCCAATTATAGTTAATGTAGTTGAACGCTGTAATGAGGTATCAAACTTTGGAAGTATTTCACACTTAATACCAACTCTAGTTATAGATTGCGGAGCTTCAGTATCGCCAACAAATCTAGCAACAGTTGGGGTTACTGCTCTTGATGCAGGTGTGATATTAATTATATCAGCAACGCTATTGTCTCCCAATATAAACGTGTAACCTAATGTTGAATTAGCACCTTCAAAATTTAATGTTGTTGGTACCACTGGTTTTGCAGCTGTTTCACCAGCAGACCATGTTAGTCTTTCTGCATTTGATTTTAAGACTGGGATAACTGGAGTGTTTCTTGGGAGTGTTATTAATTTATATTTCATGTTCAGTGTTTCATCCGGAACTGCTTCTGTTATGGGCATATTTTCTATTACAACTCCATAAAAATCGCTTCCGTTTGGATGTGCAGGATTCCACAAATCATAATCAATTTCATCGTCAGAAAGAGCAAATTGAGTTATTTTAAACTCATTTCTATTTCTAGCAAGTAACTCTCTTCCCTTTTTAGTTAAAATTGCATCTACAGTAATTGTAGAATTATTTAAATATCCCATTTCGTACTCCTTTTAAAAATCATTTTAAATAAATATATGTTTATCAAATTTTATACGCCCGGTGGTTGTGCGTTTGGATCAATAGCTGATTGTAAATATGAATTTGGAATTAAAGAATTTAATAAAATAGATCCAGACCCGCTAGGTATACTGAGAATTGCGAATGCTAGGTTTTCAGATGGATTTTGTAAAGTTATTGAATTAACAGTTGACGCTATTAATTTAGAACCAAGGTACCTATGGTTTTCGGCTCCTTTATTTATACGTTTAACAAAATTTTGATTGTTTCCAAATTTTATTTCAGCAGATGTAAAATTTTGAACCGATGCAGAAATATCAGATGGGTAAGTATACACGAGTTCACCATAATAACCCTTTACTATGGGTGACATTGCAATTGTTGGTAACTGAGTATCTTCCGTAATATCTATAGTTTCATATCCGTATTGTCCGCCAAATACCGGGGATGAATAACTCTGGGTTATTAAATTATAGGAAATGATATTATTAAACGTAGATATTCGTTTTGTTTTGTTTTTATTTATAATCTGATTTCCAAATAATCCGGATATTCTTATTGCTGAATTATATTCGCCTTTACTACTTAATACAGAGCTTATTTTTGTATTAACTTGTAATTGTGTATTTAATTTTGTGAATGAATTTTGTATTTCCGGTATACTAGTAATATTTCCAACCGGGGTTACATCTAATTCAATTTGAACATCTTGTGTTGGCTTGATAGATCCGTCAACGATTGGATTGAATATCATTGTTTTTGTACTACTTCGTAATAATTCTATTTTATCGCTTTCTTGAAGTTTAGCGGTAATTTCCGGAGATAATTTTAATTTTAACCGCTGAAGCTCGTTGTTTTCAATGATAATTCCCATTATTGCGTTTGCTTTTGCAGGTATTACTTGACGAATTTGATCAAATATTGAAAAATCATATATTTTTAAAGATTTTAAATAACCATGAATGTCATCAGTTGTAATACTATTTTTATAATAAAATTCTGCTAAATCAAATAATGATGAATAGTATTTTTTATTGTAATCAACAGTTGAACCTATAAATTCATCCAATTCAAATGTGCCAAATCTATTAAAAATATCTTCATTAATATTGAATTGTGGTGAATATCCTATTTTTATTTTGTTTAAATCATTCTCTTTAAAATCATTTGTAGAAAATTCAGATCTAACTTCTGTGCTTAGGTTAGGACTAACCAACATTGTTTCCAACCTCTCCTTTTCTGGTATTATACCATTTCCAGCAATAGTTGGTATTTCAAATTTAACAAACTCATCTTGAAATATGAATGATGCAGTTGGGTATACCATGAAATTAGTAGTAGCATAATAATCAACATTGCGATTAGTATTCGTAATATTATATGGCATTAAACTTGCTGTTGTAGAGCCCGTTACATATGCCTTGTATACCCATGCCGAATATCTAGCTAATAAATTTTCTGTGCTTTCGTATATATCATCCCCATGATAAGAGAGCGGAGATAACATATGCGATTCCATTATTTCAACATTTATTGGATTTTTCCAATATCTAAATTCATTAAAATTATATGAACTACTAGGATGATTAAACAAACTTAAAGATCCAGAAGAAAGTAAAGTTTCAGTAAATGAACCAGATAAACTTATACTAGTTGATTCAAAAAGTTTTACCTTTTCATATTTTTTTTGTAAAAGATAAAGATTTAATGTATCAGCTTCAGAGCTTGAAGATATATAATTACTTGTTTGCAAAAATATTGCAGTTGGTATTTCTTCTATATATTCTATATTAGATATAGAGCTGCTTGCTATTCCGGAGCTAGACGATAACTGTAATTTAATATTTCCTGTATATTGATTTGATCCGGATTTTTCAAAAAATATCTTTATTTTATCATCTTTTGAAAAAATTAATGTTGAGCCACTTTGAAATGTCTGTACATCTGGAATAAATCTAAAATATATAGAGTTTGGGTATACTAATTGACCGTTTGATGCAGTTAACTGAGTATACGGAAAAGTAATACCTTGATTTTTTTGTAATTGCACATATGAAACTAATTTTTCTTCTTGATATTTTGGTCTTACGTCTGTATTAGATGGTCCTCCAAATTCCCTAACAAAGAAATCTGACGCTGGTATTCCATACGCTGACAAGAGTGCACTTATTGATCGGTATGTTCCTTTTGTTTTTGTTATTCTTGGCAAATTAAGTAGTATACGTTTCCATAGAGCTTTTGTATAATCCTTTCCAGATAGAGCATACTCAGTTGGCAATTGTGTCCGTGTTAATTTATTTTCATCGTCCAATCCAAATAGATAAAACCACAAGTCCTTAAACTTTTGTGATTCATTTAAAGTCCAACCTAAATTTTTTATTATTCCACCAATCAAATCTTTAGATATCCCCAAATCAGGATGTTCTTGCTTCGCATATCGTTCGTTAAATTGTTTCACATATAACCAGATTGTATCATAATAATGTGCAATCATATTAACAAATAACAAATATTGACTGTTATTTGGATCATCTCTTATGAAATCTGGGATGGTTTTTATTAATTCGGCTTCATTTTGAAGGTCAAATTCTTTAGCAGTTGCTATGACACTTTCTTTCCATTCAGCCCATTCTTGTGAATCAACATCAATTACTGCAAATGTGCTTGTTGCCGTTGCTGCAACTCTCCATATTACCATCGCATTAACCCATGTTTGTGCCCACGATATCCATCTAATTGCAGATAAATCATCGGTTGCCATGGTTTTTGTTACAGGTGGTATCTTATATGAAGATCCCTCAGATGTAGGTGTGTTGTTCCCGTAATATAGAAATACCTCTAAATCATCAAATGAATTTATTATAGTTCGTTTTGAGTTTGAATATACAAGTAAATCACCGTCATATACTCCACTTAATGCAGCAATAGCATCTATTTGGTCTTGATACCATGATATGAGTTCAACTTTATATATAAAATTTAATAATCTTTCTTCAAGTGAAGAATAAAATATAAAATTATTTATATCTGAGAAATCTATGTTTAGTTTGATTCCAAATTTCTTTCTAAAGAAATTACTTGTTACAACTTCGTTTAAATCAACATTTGTTGCAGTTAAATCAGTCCAGTTTTTATACTCAGTTTCAAAATGACGCCAATATAATTTCTCCACATCAAAATTAGGTTCATTTAATGTTGTTGACGATCTTTCAGTTAAAGCAGGTATTATTTGTATACCATCAACATATGGTGATGACAATAATTCCGTTATCCAGCATGAATCTTGAACGTTTATATTTGGTGGAAGTGGTTCAAATAATTTTATATATATTGTATTTTGTGTTCTATCGCTAGCTATATTTGCTATACCAATTAGATTATTTCTACCAAAATTAATATATGAATTAATAAAATATTTTGTTTGCGATAACCAGTATTTGAAAAAATCTTGCAATTCTTTTAAAGAATCTTGACTATCAGGATTCTCTAGCTTTAATATTATTTCAGTTCTACTGTTAGATATATCAAACACAAATAAACGTTCAGTAGAAAATGAACCAACTCTATCATAAACTGTATTGTAAACAAACTTGTAGTTTCCGGATAGTAATCCGAGTTCATTAAAATCTTGCTGGACATCGAAGAATATATCTTCGTCTCCAACTGATTGATAATTTGTAGTAAATGGATTTCCTGCTATGTACGCCCCATCAAACGAATATGCATGGAATTCCACTTTTTGATTAGAATATGCAGACCCCCTCGATATAAATTTTTCTGATTCTATGTTAGGGTAAAAAACGGTTGGTGATAATAACTTTATTTGTGCATTAGTAAAAAACTTAGCACTTATTGGCTTAGTTGAATTTAAAATTTCAGCAGTATTTTTATATCTTGATAATGACATATTATGCGCCAATTCCTATTTTTTTAAAGTTTTCTACAATTTCTTCATATGTTGTTGAAACAGTAAATATTATATCAACCTTATTTTTAAATGTAGAAAATTCTGTTTCCTTTTCTATCAACTTATTATTAGCATCTAATATTAAAGTTTGTGCTTCTTGTTGAATTTTATTGATTTCTTCCTGTGTAGATACTTCAAGTTCTTGAATACTTGCAGTTGATTCTTCTAATAATGAGTTAAGCTCTTCTATCGAATTTCTTAAATCTGTGTTATCCAACTCAACTGATGTTAAAGACAATCTAATTGTTTCTTTATCTGATTCTAAGGTTGCAATTTTATTTTTAAGATTTTCTATTTGGTCTTTTAACTGATCTATTAGTTCTGCGGTATTATTTGTATTTATTACAAATTCAGAAAAATTTATATCAAACGTATATTTTACTTTTGATTTTTTAAATCGCAAATTTGATCTATCTACAGTTAAAAGTATTGGGTCTTGGTTTTTTTTATCAAAAACTATAGATCCCTTTGCATTCCTTTTTATGTCTGATTGTGAATTAACATTATTAAGCAAATAGTTATTTTTTATTATTTGTTCACGTAAACGCTCAGAAGGTAATTTTCCATTCTCGTCTCCAGTTATTATCTTTCGTACTAACTGTTCTTCAAACAAACTAAAATCTCCGCGTTTTGAAGCAAACCCCAACAACAATTTTTGAACTTCATCTCCAGGAATTTCACCGTTTATAATTTCAAGCTCTTCAATAATTGCTTGTTTTAATTGCAATAAATCTTCTTGTGATAATATCTGACTCATCTTACAACCTTGAATATAATATTATCATCTAAAATAAATTCTTCAAATCGATTAAACTTAACTTTTACAAGAATTTTATAATATCTTTCTGGTTGGAAGTTGTCCATGAACAAATAAAAGTAATTGCTAGTTGAATCACAACTAATTTTTGTGCCAGTATTATCGAACGGTATTATCACATCATCTGTTACAGTATCTCTTATTTCATAATAAGATGCCGATGGCAAGACATAATTTATCAGGTATTGTGATTGGGTTGCATATGTTTTTTCAACAAATTTTGGACGTGAAAAAATACGTATTTTTGCCTTTTCACTCTGGTTGTAGACTTCTTTAATTTTTGAATAAACAACAAATTCTTTTGAATTGTCTATCAAAGATAAACTTCCAGTTGAATATGAAGAATCATCCCATATTAACCTTAATTTTGGAGAATATATGGTATTCGATTCATTTGAAAAGAACTTATATGAATAATATCCGTATGATGAATTTTCACTTTTTGATACAAATTTTATTAATATACCATCCGAATCAATAGTACCTGAATAATAAGAATTAAAAATATTAGTTACATCAAATATAACATCCGATTTTACATTGGCTATTGATTGTGTATTTGTATATAATGAGCTACTATGCCAAGTACCCCCACCCGAAACTGAGGAAAATTGATATGTATTTTCAGCACTCTCTGACGTTACCCAAGGTAAGGAACCAGAATAGTCCTGCCATTTCCAAGAGGTACCATTTTTTACTATCGGAGTGCTATTATAATTGCCAGTTCCCATTTCCCAAGAACCACTTAATGCTTTTGTTTCAACTATGACCTCTATTGGAGATTCTTCAATTTTAGCAACATTTAATACAAGTTCATATTTTAATGGGTTAGCTGAATAATCAGATATAAACTGATTTATTTCTGATTGGTTAAATTGTAATAAAATTCTAGAGTTATAATTGCCATCTGCTTTTTTTTCATGTAACAACTCTAATATAGAATCAACTCCTGTATTTTTTTCTACAGATGATTCATATATTGTTGCATCTTTTATAGGATAAAATAAGTTTATCATTTATCGTATTCTTCCTTTTATATCATTTTTAGGGAATCGTATTTCAAAAATAGATGGGTCTAGTGACGGGTATATTAAACCATTTTTTTCAGCATATGAGATATTATATATATTTGGTGCATATCCTTGCGATGAATCATGTAGATTTACAAATTCAACATTCACAACTGTTTGCACACCTTCTATTCTATCCAATAAGTTATAAACCTCGCTAACAACTATAGGTTGATTTATTTGCCATTTTCTTATGTCAAAATATTCATCTACTGCGTTTATACACCTTCCTATAACTTCATATCCGCTATATTCTGGCTGTGGTGTTATTTCAAAATTTACACCGATGTTTATAATAAATGCATTTCGTATATTAATTGCATCTGTAAGAACTCTAAATGATTTTAAATAGTTTAAAATATTTTGTTTAGTTGCTACGTTTACGTTTACTAATTTAGAATCACTC